GACCGACGGCCCATGCGTGCTGAGCGCGAGTTCAGCCTCAACACCGTCGCGTGGAAGCGACTGCGTGCGCGCGTGCTGGCTGAGTCGCCACTGTGCGTGCATTGCGCAGATCGCGGTATCGTGCGCGCTGCGCAGCACGTCGATCACATCAACGGTGACGCCATGGACAACAGGCCGGAGAACCTGCAAGGTCTCTGCGTGTCGTGTCACTCGCGCAAGACGGCGCGCGAGGTGAACGCGCGCGTGCGCGAGAGGGGAGGGCGGGTTGAACTTGTATATTAGCGAACGCTAAAGGACGCGCGGCCCCTCGTTTTTTTACGCGCGCACCACCTTAGTCATTGGGGGCCCCTATAAGACAACAGGGTTTCGATAGGAAAAGGTCATAGCCATGCGGAAAGGTGCACGAATCACACCGGCGTCGCGCACAGGGCGCAAGGTGAGGCAGACCAGTGCGGCGGATGCTGCCTCACTGGTCAGTTCGAGCGTGCCAGTGTTGTCGGACATCGGTTTCGAGTCTGCCGACCCTGCGACGGTGCAGCCGCCGGCGTGGATGCCGGCGGAGCATGAGCCTGAGTTCCGGCGCATTGCTGCGGCGATCGCCAAGTGCAACGTGTTGCACCCGGCGCACGCGGACGCGATCGCGGTGGCGGTCGGGGACATGTACGAGGCGCAGGAACTGCGTGCGAAGCTGCGCAAGATCGGGCACACCTACGTCGTCGACGGCATGCCGCGTGTGCGCCCGGAGTCGAAGATGCTTGAGGCGTGCCAGAAACGCATCGCTGGCGCGCTGCTGGACTTCGGCCTGACGCCGTATGCCTACGTGCGCAACGTGCTGAAGGCGGAGCAGGCAGGCCGCGTGGCGCGCAAGAAACCGAGCCTGGGCGGCCCACAATCGGCCACTGACCCGTCGTCGAAGTTCGCCAAGTTCCGCAGATGAAGGCAGTGACGACCTACGCCGCGCGCATGAAGGCGTACCTGGACGCGGTGCGCACCGGCGCGCGTCCGTGCAGCATGTACGAGCGGCAGGCGATCGCGCGGCATGACGCCGACATGCGTCGCGTGGGGACGGACGGTTTCCCCTACGTCTGGGACCAGCAGGAGGCGGACACTGCGTGCGAGTTCCTCGAGTTGCTGCCGCACGTGAAGGGCCGCTGGGCGCGGCTGCGTGCTGGGCAGCCGCGCGAGACGCTGCACCTCGAGGGGTGGCAGGTGTTCCTGGTGTCCAGCATCTTCGGCTGGCGTCACGCGAAGCGAGGCACGCGGCGGTTCCGCATCGCGTGCCTGTACATCCCGCGCAAGAATGCGAAGTCGACGCTGGCGGCTGGCATCGGGCTGTACATGGCGTTCGCGGACGGCGAGCCGGGCGCGGAGGTGTATGCCGGCGCGACGAGCGAGACGCAGGCGTGGGAGGTGTTCGGGACGGCGCGCCGCATGGTCGGCCTGCTGCCCGAGATGCAGGAGGCGCTCGAGGTGCGGGTGAACGCCAACAACCTGATGCGTCCGTCGGACGGCAGCAAGTTCGCCACGATGATAGGCAAGCCTGGTGACGGTGCCAGTCCGCATTGTGCGATCGTCGACGAGTACCACGAGCACCAGACCAGCGAGCAGTTCGACACGATGCTCACCGGCATGGGCGCACGCGACCAGCCGCTGTTGCTGGTGTTGTCGACTGCGGGCGACAACCTGGCGGGCCCGTGCGCGGCGGATTGGGAGGACTGCAAGCGGCTGCTGGCGGAGCCGACGCTGGACGACCGGAAGTTCGCGTTGATCTACACCACGGACCCGGACGACGACTGGACCAGCGAAGTCGCGTTGATCAAGGCGAACCCGAACTACGACATCAGCGTGGACGGGGAGTTCCTGCGTGCGCAGCAACGGGAGGCGCTGCGGAATGCGCGGAAACAGGCCACGTTCAAGACCAAGCATCTGAACCTGTGGGTCAATGCGGGCAATGCATTCTTCAACATCGAGCTATGGGACCGGCTGGCGGCGCCGTCGCTCAAGTTGGAGGACATGGCGGACCGCCCGTGCGTCATCGGCGTCGACCTGGCGAGCAAGATCGACCTGGCGGCGGTGGTGCTGTTGTTCATGCCGACGGAGGAGCAGCCGACCATCGACGTGTTCGCGCGGTTCTATGTGCCGGAGCGGCAAGTCATGGCGCGGGAGAACGCACATTACTTCCAGTGGGCGGACGCGGGCTGGCTCACGGTCACGGACGGCGACATGATCGACCACGACCGCATATTTGCCGACACAACGCAGGTCGCGTCGGCGTACAATGTGCAGGAACTGGCGTTCGACCCGTACCAGTCGGTGATGCTGATCTCGAGGCTGATGGAGGCCGGGGTCAACTGCGTGGAGTACAGGCAGACCGTGGTCAACATGAGCGACCCGATGAAGTATTTGGAGGCGCTGATCCGTGCCGGCAGGCTGCGGCATGACGGCAATCCGGTGCTGCGGTGGTGCATCGCCAACGTGGAGGCGCGCGTGGACGCGAAAGACAACGTGTATCCGCGCAAGGCCGGCAACGACCCGGCGCGCAAGATTGACGGGGCGGTGGCGCTGGTGCAGGCGGTCGGGCGGTACATCGCGTTGGCTGCGGCGGGCGATGAAGGCTTCGATTCGTTCCTCAAGAATCCGGTGGTGGCAGCATGAACGTGTTGACGCTTTTCAGCCGTGGCCTGCTGCGGTTCGTGACCACCGGCTTTCGTGTGCTGCGCGGCGAGCAATACAAGGACCCCATGTCGACGGGCGGCAGGGGTTCGTTGCGCGATGTGACGGACGAGCGCGGCCTGCAACTGTCGACGGTGTGGGCGTGCCACACGTTGCTGGTCGACACGGTCGCCATGCTGCCGCTGCGGTTGTACAGGCGGCGTCGTGGCAGCACGCCGGAGGAGGTGCGGGATCACGCGGTGCTGCGCGTCGTCCAGCGGCAGGCCACTGCGTCCATGTCGTCCTACGACCTGATGACCGCGCTGACGTTCAACCTCGTGGCCTACGGCAATGCGTTCGCGTACCTGACGCGCGACGCGGGCGGCGATGTCGTGGACCTGTTTCCGTTGCAAGCCAGCATGGTGAAGACGCTGGTCCAGCCGGACGGCTCGCTGGCGTACACGCTCGAATCGGATGCCGGCGAGCGTACCATCCAGCCGGAGCGCATGCTGCACGTCCGCGGCTTCGGCTACAGCGGCTTCCAGGGACTGTCCACCTTCGGCTTCATGCGGCGGACGCTGGCCGTGGCTGCCGCCATGCAGGAGCATGGCGGCAAGTTCTTTGACAACGGCGGTCGGCCGTCTGGCGTGTTCACCATCGACAAGGTGCTGAAGCCTGAGCAGCGTGAGGCGATCCGTGAGCAGTTCCTCCAGAAGATCGAAGGGCAGGACAATGCGTTCCGCACGCTGGTGCTCGAGGCCGGCATGCGTTACGAGCGGCTCGGTTATTCGCCGGAGGACATGCTGCTGGTGGACCAGCAGCAGTTCAACGCGGAGGAGTTGTGCCGTTTCTTCCGCATCCCGCCGCAGTTGGTCGGCGTGAAGGTCGAGGGCACCGCTTACACCGGGCTGGAGCAGTTGAACCTGGCTTTCATCACCTACACGCTGCGCCCGCTGCTGTCGCGTCTTGCGCACGCGCTCACCGTGCAGTTGCTGCGGCCGGAGGAGCAGGTTGACACTTTCTTCGAGTTCGACGTGACGCCGCTGTTGATGGCGGATCATGCTGCGCTTGCGACGTACTACGCGCAGATGACGCAGAACGGGTTGATGTCGCGGAACGAGGTGCGGGCGCGGATGAACCTGCCGCCTGTCGAAGGTGGCGACGCACTCACCGCGCAGACGAACCTGGCGCCGCTCGACAAGTTGGGCGAGCAGCCGGCGCGTGGCGCGCCGCCGCAGGACGCCGGCCAGCCGCTGAAACAGTCGGAACCCGTGCCGCCTGCCGTCGTGCACGTGCACGTGCCCGAGTTCAAGATCGAACCCGTTCCGGTGTACGTCAACCCGGCTGAGCCTGCGACGGTGGTGGTCGCACCGGAGGTCCACGTGCCGCCTGCGCCGCCTGCGCCGAAGGTCGTGGAGAAAGTGGTGGTGCCCAACGACGACGGCTCGTGGACTGTGAAGGAGAAACTGCAATGACCATCGTGGTCCCAAACAACGGCGAGGGCGACGCCCTCGAATACTTCACCAATCGCGCGGCGCCGCAGAACCTGGTGCTGCGCCTGTACACCAACAACATCACGCCAGCGGAGACGGACACGGCGTCGACGTACACGGAGGCGAGCGGCTCCGGCTACGCTGCGATCACGCTGACGGGTTCGTCATGGAACGCGCCGTCTGAGGGCGCGCCGTCGTCCATCGCCTATGCGCAGCAGACCTTCACGTTCACGGGCGCGCTCGGCAACGTGTATGGCTACTACATGACGCGCGCCACGTCGGGCCGCATCGCGCTCGCGGAGCGGTTCACCAACGCGCCATTCAACATCGCGAACAACGGCGACCAGATCAAGATCACGCCGCAGATCACGGCGGACTGAGGAGGAGGCACATGATTCTGCGCAAGGGCATGTGGGTGAATTACAAAGGCAAGGTTGGCATCCTGATTCCAGAGGCGCGTGACCAGGGCGGGCTGACGGTGCACTTGGTCAACAAGGGCGGTGAGACGGTCGAGGTGGTGCGCGACCTGTCGCCGGCTGACCTCTCGCAGGCGGCGCTCAACGACATCCCGGAGTCGCGGCGGCCGACCGAGGTGCTCGCGCGCCGTCTCGGTTACCTCTGAGGGCGCGATCATGCTCTTGCTCGCCAGCACGTCCGACCAGATTCGCGTCGTCAGCACCAGCACGTCCGCGCTGGACGTGCAGGCGTGCGGCATGGACATGAACCCGTCGAACTCGGACCGCCCGACCGGGTTCCGGCAGAACACGATCATCACGACGGCGACGACCACGACCGTGTGCAACTCGCCCGCGTCCGGCGTGCTGCGCACGGTCAAGACCCTGAGCATTCGCAACCGTGGCGCTGCCACGCAGACGGTCACGGTGCAGCACACGGACGGCACGACGACGGTCGAGGTCATCCGGGCGTCGCTGCTGCCCAACACGTCGCTCCAGTACCAGGAGGGCGCGGGCTGGTGGGTGACGGACACGCAGGGCCGCGCGGTGGTCTCCAACATGCCGAACGCCGGCGCGCCGGTGGTCGATCAGGACACCATCGTCTTGCTCTCGTCGGACGTGGTGAACAACAACGGCACCGCGAACACGATGCAGGACGTGACCGGACTGTCGTTCTCGGTGCTGACGGGGAAACTCTATTGGTTCGAGTTCCACATCGTCTACACCTCGGCGGCGACCACCACGGGCTCGCGCTGGTCGATCAACGGGCCGTCGTCGCCGACCTACCTCGACTACATGAGCGAATACTCGCTGACTTCGACGACCACGACGCGCAACGCGCTGCTACAGGCCTATGACTCGCCGTCCGCGTCGAACGCGACGAGCGCCACGACGGGTAACAACTGGGCGTGGATTCAGGGCGTGATCCAGCCGTCGAGCGACGGCACGGTGATCGCGCGGTTCGCGTCGGAGGTGGCGTCGTCGGCGATCACCGCCAAGGCCGGCTCGTTCGTGCGGTATCGCCAGATCACGCCGTAAGGTGCCGCGGGCATGGCGCGCGAGGGCGAGTTCGACCGCTATGCCGTAGCGGATGCGTGGTTCGACGCGCACCTCCAGCCGGACGGCTGGTGGGATGACCTGCTGCTCCAGGCGGCGTCTGGCGGTATCTACACCTACGACGGGTCGGGCGGCTTCACACTGTCGGGTGTTGCGGCGCTCGCGCGCACGCGCACGGTAGTCCCGGTCGGCGGCGTGTTGTTCGCCGGCGTGGGCGCCGCGTCGCTGACGCGCGTCGTCACGCCGGCGGGCGGTATCGTCTGGTCTGGCGCGGCGACGGTCAGCAAGTCCTCGACCTTCGAGCACACGCCGGCGGGCGGCATCGTCTGGTCCGGCGCGGCCGCGCTTACGCGCGTCGCGGTCATCACGCCGGCGGGCGGCATCGTCTGGTCCGGTGTCGCGACGGTCGCGCGCGTCGCGGTGGTCACGCCGTCTGGCGGCATCGTGTTGTCCGGTGCTGCCGGCGTGCAGCGCGTGCACGTGGCGCAGCCGGACGGCGGCATCGTGCTGTCCGGCGCTGCCGGCGTGTCGCGGGTGCGTGTGGTGGTGGCGGACGGTGGCGTGGTGTTCGCCGGCACCGGCACCGGCACGTTCCTGCCCGCAGGCGGCAACGTCTACACCTACACCGGAGCGGGAGGGTTCACGCTGTCCGGTGCAGCGGGCGGTGTGTTCGTGCCTGCTGCATCGCAGGCCGGTGCTGGCGGGCAGGTGTTCACCATGCCGCGCCGGCCGCCGCGCGGGATGTCGCACGACGTGGCGCGCCGGCGCGTGTACCATCACGTGGCGTCGGGAGGGGTGGTGTTCCGTGGCGCTGCGGTAGCGGTGCTCGCGCGGCGTCAGATGTCGATCCCTGCGGCGGTGCTGGCGGTGCTGTAAATCGCGCACACAGGCGGGGCGCGTGACCCTATAATCGGTTCGTCGGAGGGCCTATGCTCGAGCACAAGTTCATTCCAGCGGCAGCGGCGGCGATCAAGGTGTTCGCCGAGAAGGGCGAGTTCGTCGGCTATGCGTCGACGTTCGGCAACGTCGACCAGGGCGGCGACGTGATCCTGCCCGGCGCCTACCGGAAGTCCCTGCGTCAGAAACGCACGGAGCCGCTGCTGGTGTATTTCCAGCACGACTACATGATGCCCATCGGCAAGATTGCCAGCGCGGAGGAGGACGAGGTCGGGCTGCGCGTCAGTGGCGAGTTGACGCCGGGACACAGCCTGGCGAAGGATGTCGCGGCTGGCATGGCGCACGGCACGATCTGGGGCATGTCGGTCGGCATCGTGATCCCGCCCGGCGGCGCCAAGCGTGACGACAAGACGGGCATACGCACGATCAAGGAGGCTGACCTCAAGGAAGTCAGCCTGACGAACATGCCCATGAACCGCGCCGCGCGCATCTCGCTGGACAGCGTGAAGTCCATGCTGGATGCCGTGGACGGCGTGAACGATATCGAGGCCCTGCTGCGTGAGGCCGCAGGGTTTTCGAGGGAGGCGGCGAAGGCCGCCATCTCGCGTTTCCGTGCCGTGCTCCTGCGCGATGCAGGTGGTGATGGCGGAAACACCAGCAGCCTTGCGCCCATTCTGGCGCGCATGGCGAACCTTGTGGAAAACACCACGCACAAACTTTGAGGACACGGCAATGAGCAATGAGGTCATCGAACTGGCACGCCTGGAGGGCGTGCTGAAGACGCACATGGACACGGTGGAGAAGGCGATCCAGCGTGCGCGCGATCAGGAAGCGACCGTCGGTCGCATCGAGGCCGAGGTGAAGGCCGAGATTCAGAAGGCGGTCGATGCGCAGAAGGCGATCGGCGAGCGCATCGCGGCGCTGGAGCAGAAGATCGCCGCGAAGGAGCGGGAGTTCGCCGACAGCGCGGACGATGTGCCGACGCTGGCGACGCTCGCATGCAAGTCGGAGGAGTTCCAGCACTTCGTGCGCACGGGCGCCAAGTCGATGCGTTTCACCACCAAGACCTCGCTGGCGCGCGAGGAGGGGCTGGTGGCGCGCAAGGCGATCATCAACGCGACTGGCCAGAACCAGCCGCTGGTGCCCGCGCAGCGTCTGCCCGGCATCATCGAGCCGCAGCGGCGTGCCCTGCGCATCCGCGACCTGCTGCCGCAGGGCGTCACGTCCAGCAACCTGATCGAGTACGCCAAGGAGAACGTGTTCACCAACAACGCCGGCCCGCAGTACAGCGGCGGCCAGACGGAGAACGTGGCGAAGGCGGAGTCGAACCTGACCTTCACGCTCCAGACCGCGCCGATCATCACCATCGCGCACTGGATCGCCGCGTCGAAGCAGGTGCTGGATGACGCGCCCATGCTCCAGTCCTACGTCGAGGGGCGCATGATGTACGGCCTGCGCCTCGAGGAGGAGGACCAGTTGCTCAACGGCGACGGCACGTCGGGCAACCTGAGCGGCATCCTGAAGGTCGGCAACTTCACGCAGTTCAACCCGGCGCTGGTCGGTGGTCTCTCGGGCACTGACACGTTCCTCGACGGCATCCGCAAGGCCAAGCTGCAACTGGCGCTGTCGGACTTCGCTGCCGAGGTGGTGGTCATCAACCCGTCCGACTGGGACCGCATCGAGGGTGAGAAGGACACGCAGGGCCGCTACATCTACGGCGACCCGGCGCGCACGCTCAACCCGACGATCTGGGGCCTGCCGGTCGTGCCCACCAACTCCATCGCCGCTGGCACCTGCCTGGTCGCGAACTTCGCCGCGCACTCGCAGGTGTGGGACCGCCAGCAGATGTCGCTCCAGATCAGCACGGAGCACAGCGACTTTTTCGTGAAGAACATGGTCGCCCTGCTGGTGGAGGAGCGCATCGGACTCGCGGTGTACCGTCCGGGCGCGTGCATCAAGGTCGACTTCGACACGATCTCGAACGCCTAAGCGTTCGGCACCACACAGCGCACGCCGCCTTGCGGCGTGCGCTGTCTTTGCATAGGAGGCCACATGCAGACAACGGTTCGTGCGCGGTGCCTGTTCGTGCATGAGCACTTTGGTCGCGTCGTGCGCGGTACGCGGCTCACGATGCCGGCGCAGGAGGCGGAGTTGTTGCACGCGCTGGGGTTGGTGGACGTGCTCGAAAAACAATCGCGGGACGGTGGGCGGGCCGCACCGTCATCCTCGCAGCATCAGGCCCGTCTTTCGCGGCCGCAGCCGACGCCGTCGCAGCCGCAGCCGCGACAGGAACGCCTGTCATCGCCATCAACTCCACCGCCTACGCCGTCCCCGACGCCGCAATCTGCTACGCGGCGGACGCCGCGTGGTGGGAAGTCCACTACGAGGCGCTGAAGGCTGTGTTCAAGGGGGAGTTCTGGACGCAGTCGAAACTGGCAGCGAACCTGCACGGGCTGCGGTACGTGAAGGGGGTGCAGGCCCGCGGGTTGTCGGAGTCGCCTGACGCGGTGCATCTTGGGCAGCACAGCGGATACCAGGCGCTCGGCCTGGCGTACAGCGCGGGTGCAGCGCGCGTGCTGCTGGTCGGCTACGACATGCGTCACGTGGACGGGCGCGCGCACTGGCATGCGGATCACGACCGGCGGTTGCGCAACCCGTCGGACGCGATGCTGCGCGTGATGGCGCGCCAGTACGATCACGCGGTGCGGCAGTTGCGCGCGCGGGGCGTCGAGGTGCTGAACTGTTCGCCGTGCAGCGCCATCACTGCGTTCCCGACCGCGCGCCTCGAGGACGTGCTGCCGTGAAGTCGGTGGCGTGGATCGGCCTGCGGGCGGCGGTGCATTACCGCATGGACGCATTCTGGGCCGGCTTTGCTGCCTGTGACTTCGAGCCGCGGGTGTGGGAACCCGGTGCGCAGATGCGCGCCGGCGACGTGCTGTGCATCTGGAACCGCATGCCGTCGTGGGAAGCGATCGCGCAGCGCGCCACGAAGGTCGGCTGTGCGGTGCTCGTCGCGGAGAACGGCTACCTGGGAAAGAACTGGCAGGGCGGGAACTGGTACGCGCTGGCGCTGGACTACCACAACGGCCCGGGCCGCTGGCCGTTGATCCCGGGCCGCTGGCAGCAGATCGGGGAGCCGGTGCGGCCTGCCCGGCCCATGCCGCTCCGCCCGCGTGTCCTGCTGCTGCCGCAGCGTGGCATCGGGCCGCAGCAGTATGCCATGCCGCCCGACTGGGCCGAGACCGTGCGCAGGCGCGTCCAGGCGGCCCTAGGCTACGATGTCAGCGTCAGGCCGCATCCTGGCAAGGGGGACCACACGGACGCGCTTCTAGAGGCGCTGGAGGCGGCTGACGTGGTGGTCACGCACGGGTCCGGGGCCGCTGTGAAGGCGATGCTGTGGGGCTGGCCGGTCGTGCATACCATGCCGAAATGGATCGCCGCCGCAGGGTCGACGCCGCTCGAGGTCTGGCTGCGGGACGGCGTTCTGGGCCCCATGTGGACCGCTGGCGCGGTGTTCGAGCGCATGGCGGGCGCGTTGTGGCGGCTCGAGGAGATCGCTTCCGGGGAGGCGTTGCGGGAGGTGCTGGCATGTCGGTGATCGTGGTCGGCAGCGGCAGCAAAGCGGGCGCCTGGCGGATGCGTGGCGAGCAGGTGGCGCGGGCGCTGGGCGCGCCGGTCTATGCGCAGGACGTCCGGTATCCGAAAGACCTTCCGCGTGCGCCGGCGGGCGGAGTAGCGCTGGTCATCAAGCGGGCGCCGCTCGCGACCTTCCTGGCGCTGCGCCGGCTCGGCTGGCGTGTGGTCTGGGACCCGGTCGATTTCTGGCCGCAGCCCGACACGTTCTCGACGATGGCGGAGGCCGCGCAGTTCGCTGTCCGCAGCATCATCGAGCGCGCGCCGGACGCGGTGGTGTTGTCGGGCCGTGCGATGTACGAGGACATCGTGCCGCGCATGCCGTCGCATTCGGCGGTCAAGTTCGCCATCGTGCCGCATCATCACGACGAGCGGTTGCGCGGGCGCGTTCGCACGGGGTTCCACGCGCTCGGCTACTGTGGGCGGCTGTCGTACATCGACGCCTGGCGCCATCACATCGCGGCCTGGTGCGCACGGCGGCGCATCCGGTTCGTCATGACGCCGGACGTGGAATCGTTCGATGTGGACGTGGTGATCGCGCCGCGCGTCGGCGTGTGGCAGTCGCAGGTAAATCGCCGCTGGAAGTCGAACGTGAAGCAAGCGAATGCGTTCGCGTTGGGCTGCCCGTTCGTCAGCACGCGGCAGTGCACTTACGAGGAGTTCGACACGCGCGGGTTGTGCCTGATGGCGGACTCGCTGCAAGAGTTCCTCGACCACCTCGACGTGCTGTACGTCATGGCGCGTGACGCGCCGGAGGACTTCGCGGCGGTGAGTCGCGCGATGCAGGTGTGCGCCAGCAAGTTCAGCCTGCGCGCGCTGTTGCCGTTGTACGAGAACGTGATAAAGGCTGCGCGCCATGCCGTCACTTGAGGTTGTGATGATGCGTGGCACGCGGCCCGACGTGGAGCGCATGCTTGGCGCGTTCCACGCGGCCGCGAAATACGCCGGGTTGTCGTCGCGCCAAGTCGAGGTGCCGAGCGGCCGCGCGGCATGGCTCGCGCTGTACGGCGCAGGCCGCCCGGAGGTGCGCGACATGCTCGAGGTGCAGGTTGCGCGCGGCGGGCACGCGCTGGTGTTCGACCTGGGATACTGGAACCGCATGTCGTTCCTGCGGTCCTGGCGCATCGCCATCGATGCGTTGCATCCATCGGCGGCCGACTTGGCGCGCACGACGCCGGCGCCGAGCCGCATGTTCGCGTTACGGGAAGCGATTCAGGAGACACGCCCACCGTGCGAAATCCGCCGCGTGCTGATTGCCGGAGTGGGGCCAAAGACGCGGGCCGGGTTCGGCATGCACGATTTCGCGTGGGAGCGCGCGGCGTTGGAGCGTGTGAAGACGCATTTTCCGCAGGCCGAGGTGTTCTACCGGACGAAGCCGGGACATGCACCGGAAGACCTGCCGGGCACCACGCCGATGCACGGCGGTGACATCAGCCGCGTGCTCAGGCGCATCGACCTCGCCGTGTGCTGGCGCAGCAATGTCGCGGTGGACTGCGCGATTGCGGGCGTCCCGTGCGTCGCCGAGGGAGGGGTCGGCGCTGTGTTGTACGGAAACGACATGGCGGCGCTGCGCTATCCCACCAAGCAGGAGCGCGTGGACTTCCTGCACCGCGTGGCGTGCTGGCAGTGGGATCGCTCGGAGGCTTATGAGTGCTGGAAGTTCGTGCTGGCGCACGTGCGGGCAGGTGCGGCGTGAAGATTCACATGGGCTG